TGAGAATCTACAGCGCAAGTTCTTAAATGCCATCAAGTTTCGTGACCCCAATAAATTCACTCGCACAGTTAGGAAAACCGATGGAGATTCATGAAATAACACGGCTCAAGCCCCAGAAACTTGATGAAATCAATCTGGGTGCAATACCCGGAGCCCTGGGCAGCATGGCCAAACAAGCCATAACCGGGAGTACCCCTGGTGCGGCAGTGGGGCAAGAACAAAACGTTGCCACCCAGCTCACAGGTAATATTGTGGCACAAGCGGCTACTCAAGCCGATCAAGCCTGGCGCAAAGGTGTTATGGCCCAACTGGCCAACTTCAAGTACAACACACAAAATTGGAACAGAACAGATATTGAAGCCATGTTGCGTAACTATGTACAAAATCGAATTTTACGAGGGCAACAGATTTCGGATCCAAACGTTGATAATCAAATAAGAAAAATTGCTTATAAAACCAGTGGCCTTGGATCTCTATCAACTCCGGCTGATATGAAAAAATGGGACCAATTAACTACTGACTGGCCAATATTGATGACGGCCATAAGAGATGCACAAAATAAAACTCCCACAGCAGGACAACCACGACGTGGTATTGCACCAATACAATCACAACAGGCAACTCAGCTGACACCAGCAGCGCAGGCCCATTTACAGGCCATGGGACCAGGAATTCAGGCATTACAAGGTTATTGGCCGCAAGGGCAAACCACAAAAGTACCGGCCACCAGCAATCAAGCTGTGAATGCGTTGTTGTCAGGATTAGGACTGTTGATATGAAATTATTAGAAGGTGGAAACGTATTCAAGGACGCCGACGGTAATCCACTTACCGGACGCATCAAGCAAGCTGATATCCCCACAACTGTGCAGTGGATAGAACAAGTCACTGGCTTGGAATTTCCACGCGAGCGTTGGTTGGGCAGTACAGGAAGAAAGCCTGACTCTGGTGATTTGGATTTGGCTGTGGACTTGAATGAAATCAGCAAAGAACAGCTGGCTGCTAAACTCACTGCCTGGGCACAGAGTCACAAACTAGATCCCAAGGAGTGGGTGAAAAAAGGTGGTGAAGTGCATCTGCGTACTCCCATCACCGGGCGCCCGGACCTGGGCTTTGTACAAACAGACTTTATGTTCTTTCCCAACTTAGATTGGGGCACATTCTTTTATGCCGGTGGTGAAGATTCTTCCTACAAAGGCATGTACAGAAACATCTTGATGAGTTCAGTGGCCAAGCCACTGGGCTTAAAGATTGGCAGTAATGGAGTGATCAGTCGTGCCAGCAACGAACAGTTGACCCAGGATGCTGATGAAGCAGCACGTATGTTGTTGGGGGCCAAGGCCACTAGAGAGAATCTCAAGAACGTTGAAAGCATTTACACAGCCTTGACCAAAGACCGGGATCGTGCTGCCAAGGTCGCAGACTTTGAAGCCGTGCTGGCCAAGGATGGATATCTACCTCCCACCACAGTGCAAGAAGATGAAGTAAACTTCCTGGCACGTCTACGTGATCGTATTGTTAAACAGGGCATGTATGCCTTGATAGAAGATCGTCAAGTGCGCGAAACTGACTCAGTGGGTGGTCGTGCCAAGGGCATTGAACACATTGAAGATCTTGTGTTTAGAAAAGGCACTGCTGGTGCACAAGAAGCTCTACAGATCATTGCAGCCGCAGCCAAAGACACAGTTGGCACTACCACTGCCAAGTGGGATGGAAAACCTGCTGTGGTATTTGGACGCAAGCCTGACACCGGTGAGTTTGTGCTCACAGATGGCTCAGGGTTTGATGCCAAGACCTATGATGGAATGTTTACCAGTCCCCGGTCCATTGTCAAAGACATGCAACGTAGGGATGATGCTGCTGCCGCAAAAGGCAATCAAGCCAACCGCGTGGAAACACTGGCACCTATCTATACCACACTATGGCCTGCCCTGGAAGCAGCATTTCCCAAGACACAACGTGGCTATGTCAAAGGTGACTTGTTGTTCTATCCCCAGCAAGAGTGGACTGACCAAGCCGGCAACGCAGTGTTTCAGCCCAACGAAGTAGAGTATCGTATTCCATTGAACAGTGATCTTGGTCAACAGATTGCCAAGAGCAACATTGGTATTGCCATGCACACCATGTACGCTGATCAAGGATCTGCCAAGCAACCACTGAGTGGCGTTAAGTTTAAACCAGTACCAGGACTGTTGTTGATTCCACCTATCTCGGCAAAGTCAATGCAGCCCAAGTCCGACTTGATCAAACAGATCAAACAGGTACTTGCGCAACATGGTGCAGCTATCAACACACTGTTCAATCCCGTGGAATTGCGAGCACAAAAGATCACTGACTTGGCCAAGCTCTGTGTGGACTACATCAACACACGAGTACGTGCCGGACAAGGATTTGATAACTTACTTCCGGGTTTTATGGAATGGTTGCAGACGTCAGTGACTCCCAGCAAATACAACAACATCGTTGAATATCTGCAGAGTCCCACATCAAATCAAACTGGCATGAGCGCAGCATTTACTCTATGGATCTTGCTGCATGATCTCAAGATGGATATCTTGCAGCAATTGGATCTACAGCATCCCGGACAAGAAGGTTGGGTCATGGCCACACCTGCAGGCTATGCCAAGGCAGTGAGTCGTATGCCCGGAGGATTTGCTGCGTCAAATCTAGCCAGAAACAATCCTAGATGAACATCAAAGGCAAAATTTTTACCGTTCTGGCTAAATAAGTGTAGGGCAAACACGCCCACTTTAATAGGAGATTTAACATGGCAATTTTATTCCGTCCAAATGGTGATGCAGATCCGGTATTTGCACTTGATATCAGCAATGGTGCTCAGTCAGGTAACCTCGCTACTGTTGGCGCAAACGCATTGGTTCAAATGCAAGGTCCTAAGCTGGACTTCTTTGCATTGGTAGTAGAAAATGGTTCAAATCAAGCAATTGATTTGCGCAACGAAATGGGTAACGTAACTGATCCTGGTGTGGTTCAAACCATCAACCAAACTGTTCAGACCAACGCTACCATTGCTTTCTATCAAGTGCAGAATGCATCAAGTGGTCAAATCAGTTATGGTCTGTACCCAACTGGTGCTTGGACTACCGCAACTCTTGATACTGCTGTCACAGCTCTGGGCAATGTCCAGATCACCAACAGCGCAGGAGCAGTGCGTGGTGTCAACGTGTCAGGTTCACAGACAACTGGTGTTGGTTTCAAACTAGCACTTTCGTAATAAATCTGGTTGCAGCACTGAGCCCGGCTTTTATTGCCGGGCTTTTTCTTTGCTGTAAATACCAGCATGAAAATCATTCCCTCATGGTCTGTTCCCATGTACCAATTTAACTGGGACAACTTTGCCGATCATCAACACACACTGATTGATACATGTTATAACTTACAGAGAAACAATTCTGTCAGCAACGTAGCATCAAACATCAAACAAGGTCTTTATGAGAGTAATTTTGATTTCTTTACATCCAGTGACAAATCAGTGCAAGCCCTGTTAGAGTGGTGTCGTTCTGCAGTGTTTGAAGCTGCCACTGATGCTAACTTACAGCAGTGGCCGCAAGGTGCCAGGATAGGAATCAATGTACATGAATCCTGGTGCCATATCACACAATCGGGCGGCTATCATGACATGCACATGCATCCCAATTCCAGTTGGAGTGGCATCTTTTATATACGAGCCGGAGAAAGCGACGTCACAGCAAAAAATGGCTGTAATCGTTTTTACAGTCCATTAATTCCTGGATATGCAGATATTGGAACACAGTGGTGCAGTCAAAGATCTAGTTTTGATATGCAGCCCACAGATGGAGAATTAATTGTATTTCCCAGTTGGATTTTGCATGCAGCCATGCCCTATACCGGTGATACAGAAAGAATAGTTGTTGCATTTAACTGTCAATTTATAAATGGAAACTAAACTAATATATGAAAGTCCCGACGGGGGCAAAACTGTGTATGCCAGAGAGTCAGGATCACCTGATCGTTGGCTACATAACATGGATGGCGAAACACAACGAATGTTAGATCTCAGAGCCGAGGAGCGTGTGTGGGAAAAAATACGCGACACAGCTCGCACAAATGTGGCCTTGGCTGATTTACTTGCACAAGTAAAAATGACTTATCAATTGATCAAGAATGAAAATTCAAGTAAAGACTAGTTTTGATTGCACTGCCACAGGTACCACCGGGCATTACAAAAGTAATCGAGTGCCTTACAAAGACGACAATCAGGCTGCAATCATAGATCAAGACTCCTGGGCAAGATCTCGCAATCAACAGCGCAATTACGAGACTCTGGTGCAACTGTTGAGTCTGCGCACACAGTTGGTTGACATATCACTGCCAGTGAAGCAACGCGATGTCTGGAGCTTTACAATCGTATCCGACCGCGATGATGTGTTTTCAGACGGTCTAGCAGTGTTGTATCTGGATTGTGATTCAGTGCCCATGATTGTGGGGTTGGATGAAGAATCAGGGGTAGACCCTATGTTACATACTCAAGATCCCAAAGTCAATATTTGGTTTCAAGAAATTGAATAAATAAATGATCTTGGAGTTTAAAATGGTTGATACTACCGACATTGAAAAAAAGAGCTTGGAAGCACACGTAGAGCTCTGCGCTGAACGTTATAGATTTCTTGAAGAAAAACTAGAGACTTTGGACGCTGTGCTTGGCTCAGTCAAAATTGACGTTGGTACAGTCAAGGATATGATGCAAAAAGTTGTGAATCAGCGCAATACTCAAATTATCAATTGGGGCATTGGAATCATTGCTGTGCTTGGTAGCGTTGTTGGGTACCTTGTGGTCAACTTTGTCATTAAATGAAACCTGACCAACGCTTATTTCGTTTGGCACAACAAGAACTAGAACAGCTAGAACCAAATCTCATACTCAAAGTCGGTGATACATACACAGCATTTGGAAAGTATCAAATCATCAATAATGATGGCACTGTCAAAGTGGCATACCAAGACCGCGACGTGGGCATATTTTGCAACACCAAACATGCTATCAGTTACTGTATTGCAGACAATCACAATCTATTGAATTTAGCTCGTAGAATTAAAGAATTAGACAGCCGCCTACAAACGACTGAAAATGGTATCAATTGCAGGACTGCTGTAAAAGATCGTGCCGCTAGCACGGAAATGCGTGATCTGGCTGCAGTTAAGTTACAGCACCGACAAACACGACAGAAATGGATCAAAGCCGAATTGGAAAAATGTATAAAATCGGCTAAATATTTGCATCTTAAAGGATTCTCAAATGAAACTGAACGAACTGGCCGCACAGCGTCCTTCAAAACAAATCGCTAAAGTATTCGAAAGTTACTTTGGTAACAAGATTAAATTTGATAAACTCACACGTGGTCAAACTCGTCAAATGCTGACTCGTGTCACGGGTCTTGTTGACGAGCATCGCTCAACCCCGGCATTCCATGTCAGTGAGCGCAATCAAGCCTACTTGAGTCTGGTGATCATGGAACAAGGACTCACACAACGCCTGCAAGATCTTGAAATTGCACGTCGCACCCAGCAACTGCGCGAAAGCGAAGTACAACAAGCACAAGTGGTGCTGGCTGCACAAGACATGGTTGACTCAGTGCAAGGCATGTTGGAAGATGTCAGTGAAATGCAGTTCAAAGAACTGCCTGCACTGGTTGACTCAATTCGCAATCAAGTGGGAACCGCACAGGCTGATCAGTTCAACACTGATGCCAATACTGCACTACAAACAATGATCCAAAGCCTACAAGGTGCCAAGACTCAACTTGAGCAAGCTCTTGCAGTTGTCACTGGACAAGCCCAAGGCGGCGGCATCCCAGCAATGCCCGGTGTAGATGGTGAATTACCACCTCCAGGTGCCGGCGATGAGTTGGGTGGTGACATAGGCGGTGAGATGCCCCCTCCAGAAGGTGATGTAGACGTTGATATTGATGCCGACATTGAAGAACCAGCTGCCGGCGCAGGGCTTGGCAGAAGGCGTAGATAATGCGCATCAATGAAGTTGAAGGTATGTCAAATGGAAAACTGGCTGCACTAAGCCAGTTTCTCCTTAGCCGTGCCCAAGACGAAAACATCAACAAGAGTTTTTCTGTTGCTGGGTTTTTAAAATTAGCTCAACAAATGGGTATGCCACTCACTGTTGGTCAACTCAAAACACTGTCACAGCGACCACCACTCAGCAACATCATTGCCAGTGTCAACGGTGATGATCGCAATGGTAAAGTTGTGTTCCGCGGCGCCGAAGATGAAACTGCAGGTCAAGAACCAATGAATCCCGATCAAGCTCAAAGCGTTGTTGACAAAATGGCCAAACGTGCCTTGAAATAATCAACTCAATCAGCATCAATCACAATGCACTCAAACCGGTTGACATTGTTGTATCAATAATATATAATTCAATAGCTTAAAGGAGAAACAAAATGGCTTATTCCGATCAACTGGTAGATCATTACGAAAATCCACGCAACGTTGGCCGACTAGATAAAAATGATCCCGCGGTGGGTACTGGACTGGTTGGTGCTCCGGCCTGCGGCGACGTCATGCTGCTTCAAATAAAAGTGGAAAATGACATCATCACAGACGCAAAGTTTAAAACATATGGCTGCGGGTCAGCCATTGCGTCAAGTTCGTTGGTCACTGAGTGGCTCAAGGGTCGTACCCTTGACGAGGCAGAGATTATTACGAATAGCGAGATTGCGACAGAACTCGCCCTTCCTCCGGTTAAAATCCATTGTAGTATCCTTGCGGAAGACTCTATCAAAGCGGCTATAAAAGATTATCGTCAGAAGCACGAATCCTTGACAGCCCAACCTGATTGTATTGTAGTATAATTTAAGGGAACTAACATGTCAAAAGTTTTATGTGTATTGTATGATGATCCAATTGATGGATATCCTACCAGTTATGCGAGAGATGATATTCCAGAAATCTCAAAATATCCGGATGGTCAAACCGCACCATCGCCCCATGCAATTGATTTTACAAGAGGACATTTATTGGGTAGTGTTACCGGCGAACTTGGTTTGAGAAAATATTTAGAAAGTCTTGGGCATGAGTTTGTGGTGACTTCGGACAAAGATGGTGAAAATTCAGAATTTGAACAACACCTACATGATGCTGAAATCGTGATTAGTCAACCTTTCTGGCCTGCTCATTTGACAGCAGAGAGAATTGCTCGAGCTCCCAAACTAAAATTAGCACTTTGTGCAGGTATTGGTAGTATCTCTC